CTGCACTATGCTAAGATCAACGTTAAAGTGCTGGAGTAAGCTATCGAACATGAACCGAAGACGACCTACGTCAGCGTATTGCCGGTCATCGAAGGCGGATGCTCGTTTCACACTAGTTGTGATTGCCCGTTCAATCTACTCACAGCAGTCAATAACAGAGTGAGTAATTAAGAGAACCCATCTGACCTCAGACTAGTGCAATGCCTGCTGCAATTCGCCGAAAACCTTATCACCAAGATGCCGGAACCTCCGCACAAAGAACCAGTTCAACTCATTATCGATAGCATCGACTCAATGAAGCAGTACAGTCGAGCAGAGAAAGACATGATGCAGCGCAAATTCGGGTAGATTAGGGATGACACGGATCTGAGCACTGTCATAGACAACCACACTGATTTATTTGTCAAGAAAGAAGTGCTGAATAGTAATACACGCATCGCCCGAGTCATTTCCGCTCGCCACCGTCCAATACGCAACATGACATAATTCTTTTAGAAGTACCTGGCTCAAGTGTTCTGTCAGCTTCCCTAGTTTGTCAAGGGATACAATTCTTGGCAAATTGCTGACAAGATGACTGAAGTGGTAGATCATAGTGATTGGGTGTTTTGCAGCGACATGTCGTCTTATGATAACGCATAGATCTTCTGGTCATAGCAAATGGAAGTACTAATGATGGACAAGTGCCCTGACGAAGGATTGCGTGAGTTTTGGAAGCAGAACATACAGACTGACCTCAATCTATAATGTCACGCGTACACGATCTACGGAACTGCCACAAGATGCTCCGGTGAGATCAGCACCTCGCTAGGGAACACTTTCCTTACCTTCCTTTACATCAACGTAGTGGCTGCATTAGTTGTTAACGGTGACAACGTTGACGCCGCATGCGACATGTTGTCTAGATGGTAGGGAGAAGAAGACATTTGGACCAGTCATTTCGGCAAAACTGCCGCTGTAGAGGGAGATGACAACATTGCAGGTGCGCTTTTTGATTGTGAAGACAGTTTCATGTTAGCTGGCGCGTTGATGGGATTCAAAGTAACAATGGAGAAATACCAGAAAGGAGAAGAAGGAGCCAACTTTTGTAAGTTCAAGGTCACGTTGTCGAGCGTTGGCGAAACCATGACAGGAAGAGACGTCGCGAGCAGTTTCTACAAGCTTCCTTTCGTCAAACATTGCAATCTGCAACCGAACTCACAGAGAGAACAAGCTTTTTTACAATGCAAGCTGCTTTCATTCAAAGCGAACTATCCACAGTTTGAAGCACTCAACGACATTTTTTCGGCGTGCAAAGAACAAGTGGAAACACACAATAGAGAAAGCGGGCGTAAAACGCGTTGGTTCATCGCGGACGATAACATGTCGCTGAGTGTAAAGCTCAACAGTGCCGTCCAGATTCTCTCGAGCATGGACATGGACGTAAGTGAAGAAGGCAAAGTCACGAACCGCAAATCCGCGCAGA